TGTACACAGACGCAAAAAGAGCCGCCCAGGTGCTTCGGTCGCTGGGCTACCGAAGCGGTAGCCCAGACGGTTCGCACAAGGGCGGCTATATTGGAAGTATAGCATACGACGCCGACGGTGTCAAGATATCCGGAGAAAAATTTACAAGCGTGATCGGGACGCTGCAGAAATTCTCCGTGCAGGAGGAGCTGCAGGACATCCGCGAGAACGGCATCCGCGGGAAGGAACTGGCAAGCGACCGGGAGGAGACTCAGCCGGAGGAGGTGCTCGGGTATGCGGACGATACCGGGACGCTGTATGCCCAGTTTGCCAGGGAGAAGGTGTATGACAATCTCGGGAATGCTGTGCTGCAGAAGTATACGGACTCTGTCGGCGTGGAACGGCTTGCGTGGATCGCTGCGCAGATGGACATGGGGGATGCGAGAAGCGTGGCAGCAACGGAGCTGCAAAACATCCGGCAAGTAGTTAAAGAGGACTATGCCGAACGCTTCGGCGAGAAGCTCGACCAAAAGCCGAATCTCAAGGAGCAGCGGGTAAACGAGTATGCAGACCGAGTGATGGGAGACAGCTCCCGTGCGGAAAGTTTCCTCCGGCATGCGTGGGAGATGGTGCAGGGAGTCGGGCGTACAGTTGCGGCAGAGCAGAGAGGGACCGTGCAGCAGACGACGCCGGAGAGCTATTTCCGGGACTGGGTGCAGCAGCAGACGAACGCCATGCCGCAGGGGTTTGTATGGGGCAAGGACGTGCCGTTTTACTCGCAGACGACGGACCTGTCGCCCAAGCAGGCCGTGGAGCTGCTGGAGGCCGTGACCGGGAAGCGCTGGCGCGTGGAGCCGCGCAAGAACGGCGGATGGCGCGCCGTGGAGACGGACTTTGCGGCAAAGCAGGGCATGTACACCACGCAGGAGGCAGCGAACCGTCTGAACGCGGCCAAGAAGGCCAGAGCGGACGCGGACGCCGCAGCATACCGGAACGGAGAGGCCCCGGCAAGGGCGACGACCGTGGCGGCCGAGGGCGTAGCAAAGGACAGCTTCCGCGCGACCCCGGCGCTCGACAAGATCGGCGTCAAGATCGACATGGGCGTGACGGACTACCGGACGACCAAGGAGATGCGGCAGCGGGCCGAGGCGGAATACCAGACCGACAAGCTGATCTCCAAGGCGGAGCGCCGATGGGGCGCGACGGCGCTCGAAAAGAACTTTGCGCGCGACATCGCGGTCGGGCGGTACTCCTATGCCGACATTCCGGACACGGCAAGATGGGACACGGTGACGGACCTCGCCAACCTGTATATCGACAAGCGAATGCTCGGTGAGGACCTGCGGCTGCAGCGCAAGTACGCGATCCGCGACGCGCTGCTCTACAAGGCCATGGAGCTGCTGCCGGACGAGCTGGAGCTGATGAGCGATCCGGGCGGCTTTGACAAGGAGGCCCTGCTCGTACTCAACTACCGGACGCCGCAGCGCTCGATGCTCAAGATGTTCGGCGACAAGCGCGGTGAGGAGATCAACCGGTATTACTTTGATCCGGTGACGCGCAACGAGGCCGAGAGACTGCGCTGGATGAACCGGCAGCTCGACGCGGTGCGCGAGTTCCAGGGCGAGGGAGACAAGGCCAAGGGCCTGAACAAGGCCGAGAGTGCCTACGTCCACATGGCCCTCGACATCGAGGCGACCGTGCAGCGGATCAACCAGTCGCCGAACAAGGCCGCGATCCAGAAGGCCGTGACGGAGCTGACCAAGATGGAGACCGCGCAGAAGGCCAGCCCGGACGCGGAGGCCAGAGAGGCGGAGATCCAGCGCGTGGCGACGGACCTCGACCTGAACGCCGCAGAAAGCAAGTGGGCGCAGCAGTATGCACAGTTCCTGACGCAGAAGGACGGCATCAAGGGCGAGATCGACGAGAAGAAATGCGCGGCGGCCGTGAAGCAGTACCGGCAGCTTTTCGACGACTACTACAACGCCATTGCGGATTTCCTCGTGTCGCACGGTGACGAGCCGATCGGCAAGATCGACTACTACGCGCCGCACCTGAGCACGGCCGACAAGGTCAACCTGCTCAACCAGGCATTCGAGGCGCTGGGCTTTAACGCCAGCGCAACGAGGCTCCCGGCGGAGATCGCGGGCAGGACGGAGGACTTCCGGCCGAACAAGCGCTGGACGCCGTTCTTCCAGAGCCGCGAGGGGACGCAGACCGAGTACGACATCGTGCACGGGTTTGAGAGCTATGTGACCTACCTGTCCGACGTGCTGTTCCACACCGACGACATCCAGAAGATCCGCGCGCTGGAAAATTATACACGCCTCGGCGGCAAGAACGACTTCAAAAATTCGCTGGCGGAGGCGATCGAGCTTTCCCGCAGCGGGCAGCGCGACGAGAAACTGGACTTTTTGCGGGAGCTGAAGCGAGTCGATGATTTCGCAGAGCCGACAACAGCGGAGATCAACAAACAGCTTGACCAGTATATCGCAGAGCTGTTTGCGGCAGAGAAAAACAATACGCGGTATTCCGATCTTGCCGTATGGCTGAAAAACTACGGCGACGTGCTGGCAGGGAAGCAGTTTGGCGGAGATCGCGGGGCAGAGCACAGAGGAGGCCGCGGCATCCTGAAGCTCGGCACACAGCTCACGCAGGCGTTTGCGAGGGCCAATGTTGCGGGCAACGTCTCGTCGGCCGTCAACCAGATCGCGCAGCTGCCGACGATCCTCGGTGAGCGGAGCAAGCGCTCCATCGCACAGGCGGCGCTGGAGTTTTCGACCGGCAAGCTGCGGCAGTTCCAGATGGACAGCGATTTTATTACGGGCAAAAAGGGAGTGGATTATATCTCCAACACCTTCGCGGACTCGTTTATGTCCGGCATGTTTAAGCCGGCCGAATTCGTCGACACGATGATGTCGACGATCGCGGCCAGAGCGGCATACCTCGACGCGATCCGCGACGGCAAGACGCACGAGGAGGCCATGCGGGCGGCAGACGCCTACGCACGCTCCATCATGGGCGACCGTACCAAGGGCGCAAAGCCGCTGATGTTCCATTCCAAGACACCAGTCATGCAGATGGTCAACATGTTCCAGATCGAGGCGCTCAACAGCTGGGAGCATGTGTCGCAGGATCTCCCGCGGCAGTTCCGGCAGATCGCGGCGGAGAGCGGAAAGGCCAAGGCAGCGCGCGTGCTCAGCAGCGTGATCCTGAAGACCGTGCTTGCGGCCTTTGTGGTCAACCGCGTGACGGAGGAACTTTACGGAGGGACTCCGGCCCCGTTCGATATCATCGGCATGTCCATGAATTTCATTGCATCCGGCGAGGGACTGACCACAAACGACTGGATCCGATACATGCTCAACAAGGCGAGCAACGCCATGTTTGGCGTCGAGCTGTTTGACGACGTTCCGACGCCGCAGGAGGGCTTTGACTGGGGCAACGCTGTGGAGGACACGCTGTATAACATCAGCAACGAGGTTCCGTTCCTCTCTAACCTCTCCGGCATGGTCGGCGTGGGAGACAGAACTTTGATGATGCCGGACCTGTTCGGCAAGGGAAAAGACCTGTGGGACGCGGCCACGGAGCACGGCGTGATCTCGCCGGAGAGCGGAGAGGCACTGCTCGGGCTTGTGACGCAGGCGATCCCCGGCGGGCGGCAGATCAACAAGACGTACTCCGGCATCAAAACGATCGTCGAGGGCGGCAGGACCAAGGGCTTCGGGGACAAAGAGCGGCTGCAGTATCCGGTCGAGCGGAACGTTGGGACGGCGCTGCAAAACATCCTCTTCGGGCCAAACGCGACGCCGCAGGCAAATGCCTACTGGGCATCCGGGCTTTCCAGCCTGTCGACCAAGGACACGCAGACGTGGCAGACGTTATCCAAGGACGGGGCGGACCCGATCGAGGCCTACAACCTGCTGCATGAGTTTATCAAGATCAACGCAGACGACACCCTGACGTCCGATCAGGCGCAGCGGGATATCCGGGACGCCATCAACAATTCCAGCCTGACCGACGAGCAAAAGGCTTACCTGTTCCGACAGGAGTTCGGCCGGAGGAACAAGGAGACCGGCGAGTATGAGCACGCAACGGACGCCATGTTCGAGACCCTGATGGACGAGGGCGTGAGCTGGGACGGCGTAACGCAGTTTTACAACAAGCTCATGCAGGCGGACGGGGACGAGAATCTCTCCACCAACGACAAAAATCGGCAGAAGCGCACCGCGATCCGGGAGCTTGACGTGCGGGACAGCGTTAAGGCATACACCTATGCCGAGGTGTTCGGCGTGACCGACAAGGAGACCGGCTCGAAGTCGACCTCGAAAGACGAGGTTTTCGCCAACATGATGGACGCCGGGATGAGCTGGGACGACGTGATGGACGTGTACGAGGAGTACCGGACGCTGTACGAGGACGAGAGCCTCAGCAGCAGCCAGCAGGCCTCCGAGTTTGCATACTGGCTCGACCAGCACAACATCAAGGGCAAAAAGCGGGAGGCGATCCAGAACGGCCTCAAGTATTACCAGATGTTTGCGCAGGAGGCGGAGCGCTACACCAACCTGACGGAGGCCGGACTGAGCGCGACCGACGCCAAAAAGGTCAGCGACAAGCTGGCCAGCGCAAAGGGGACCGGCGAGAACGGGCAGCTAACGACCAACGACAAGGTGGACGTGCTGCTCAAGCAGAATCTGACGGATACCAGCCTCTACAAGGCGCTGAGTACCGTGCTGAGCGAGGAGACCTACGACAAGCTGACAGAGGCCCGGAGCGGCGGCATCGGCGCAAAGATCTGGATGCAGTACTGGAAGAAAAAGGCCGAACTGAGCGCGGACAAGGACGCGAACGGCAAGTCGATCAGCGGATCGAAAAAGGCGAAGATCCTTGCACTCATCAACAGCCTGCAGCTGACGGCGGAGCAGAAAGACCTGCTTTACCGGGCAGAGGGATACGCAGAGCGGGACCTGTACAAGGCTCCGTGGCATTAACAAAATACCGCACAGCGGGGGAGGGCGAAAGCCCTCTCCCATTTTTATGCACAGGAGGGGGAACTATGTCAAAGGGCAGGATGCAGGCGGGGAGCTGCACGGCCGGGATGCGGCGCGAGGAGGTAGAGGCGCTGATCCGGGCGGCAAACCTCGGGGAGGAGGACAGTTACATCGCGCGGCGGTGCCTGATCGATCAGGTGGCGCAGCTGGACATCGCATTTGAGATGGAGGACAAATTCGGGCAGGGGATGACGCGGAGCACGGTGTCCCGCCGGATGCAGGGGATCGAGCGGCGGCTGCACACATTGCGGGCACAGACGCGCCGGAAGCGGGCACAGCGCAGAGGCTGAGACGGTATGATATATCCATCAAAGACAGGAGGCGGAGACAATGGCATATCCCTATCAGACCGGGTACAATCAGGTGATGCCGCCGGTATACGGCGGGTACGGGCAGCAGCCGCTGCAGCCGCAGGGGCCGATGTGCCGGATGGTATCGAGCCGCGAGGAGGCAAGCTCAACGCCGGTGGACTTTTCCGGCAGCCTGATGGTGTTTGCGGACATCCAAAACAACCGCATCTACACCAAGCGCTGGGACGCTGCGGCGGGCGCTGCACGCTTTGGGGAGTATATTCCCGCGCCGCCTCCGCAGCCCGCGCAGAACGGCACACAGACCGCGACAGACCCGGTGCTGACGATGCTGCAGCAGATGCAGGCGCAGCTTAACGGCATCAGCGAGCGGCTCACTGCCGCAGAAAAGAAGGAGGAACCGGCAGAATGAATCCGCTCATGATGATGATCCAGATGGCGCAGCGGGGCCGGAACCCGCTGGGTGCCCTGCAGCAGATGGGCGCGGGACCTCAGCTCCAGCAGATGCAGCAGATGCTGGCGGGCAAGGATTACAACCAGCTCCTCCAGATGGCGGACAACGCCGCGCGGGAGCGCGGCACGACGGTGGAGCAGATGGCGCAGCAGCTGGGGCTGCCCTTCCACCGGTAAGCACATCCACTCGGTTTGCGGATCCTGACAAAAGCCGCGCAGCAAGGACTCACCGGGCGCGCGCGGCCCGTGGGATCATAAATAACTGAGGAGGATATAACAATGGCAGATGATTTTGGCATGGGGTATGCGCTGGGCGCTGACTCCGGCAACCGCAACAACAACGATATGTTTGGCGGCGGCTCGTGGTGGATTGTGATTATCCTGTTTGCCCTGATCTTTGGCAACAACTGGGGCAACAACGGAAACAACGGGGCCGGTATGGCGGTGCCGTATCTCAGCGGCATCGACACGCGGCAGGCAGTCAACGACGGCTTTGTGACGGCAGAGATCCAGAGCGGCATCCGCGGCATCCAGAACGGCCTGTGCGACGGCTTTTACGCCATGAACACCGGCATGCTCAACGGGCAGATCGCGATGCAGCAGGGCTTCAACACCACGCAGATGGGCATGATGCAGGGCTTTAACGCCACGCAGAACCAGATCTGCGACCTCGGCGCGAGACAGCAGCAGTGCTGCTGCGAGACGCAGCGCCTGATGGAGCGCGGCTTTGCCGACACCAACTACAACCTCGCGACGCAGAGCTGCGACATCCGCAACACCATCCAGAGCACGGCCCGCGACGTGATCGACAACGCAAACGCCAACACGCGCAGCATCCTGGACTTTATGGTCAACGACAAGATCTCGACCCTGCAGCAGGAAAACCAGACGCTCCGTCTGGCCGCCTCGCAGAGCGAGCAGAACGCCGTGCTCAAGGCCGCGATGGACGCCAACACGGCAGAGCTGATCCGCCGGACCGGCAACTCGACGCCGCAGCCGACGTATCTGGTGCAGAACCCGCATGCGGCGTACTGCGGCGCAGGCTGCCAGCAGGGCTACGGCTGCTGCTGACGGGATGAGAGATCGGGGCGGCAGCTGCCGCCCCTGAGCAAAGGAGGATATACCATGGCATGCAACAACGTGTGTAAGCTGTGCCGCCGCCTTGTGATCTCGCAGGCCGTGACGTTTGCGGACGGCGTGCTGACGATCAACCTGCCGGCCGGGAGCTACAACGACGGCGAGAAATACTGTCTCGTCGTGGCGCAGACGATCCCGACGACGGCGACCATCACGGCTCCGGTTGTGGTGACGATCGGCAGCGGGACAGTGCAGTATCCGCTGACAAGCTGCGGCTGCGCACAGTTGACCGCCTGTGCGATCCGCACGCGGACAAAGTACAGCACGGTACTCAACACCACCGCGACGGGCGGCAGTTTCCGGCTGCTGGGACGCGCTGCCTGCGCGCCGAGCAGCAATCTGGCGAGCGTCAACGGCACGGCGCCGACGGCATAAGGAGGGACGACATGGACGCAAGAACAAAAATGATGTTCTACCGCCGCGGGAGCGGCGAGGAACGCAGAGACCGGCCGGAGGGCCGATTCCGCGACGGGAGCGGCCGCGAGCGATACAATGACGGTCGCTACGCGCCGCGCAGCGACGGCGACTATGATCGCCGCTACCGCGACGAGCCGATGGGACGCCGATACGACATCGAGCCGCGAGGCGGCGGACGCAGACGCGAGCCGGAGCGCCGGGAGATGGGGCATATCGGATTCGAGCAGCAGCAGGACGATGACGACCGTCTGTCGTGGGAGGAGGCCGAGAAGTGGGTTGGCGGTATGAAAAACGCCGACGGCACGGTCGGCGCGAAGTGGGCACCGGACCATGTGCTCAAGATGATGCACGAGCGCGGAATCGACTGCGACCCAATCGAATTCTGGTGCGCGATGAATGCGGTGTACAGCGATTTTTGCGAGGTACTCATGGATCACGGCTGCACCGGGACGGACCTCTACCTCGATCTCGCCAAGGCGTGGCTCGAGGACAAGGACGCCGTGCCGGACAAGGCGCGCGTGTACTACGAGTGCATCGTGGAGTGACACAAAAACAGCCCCGGCAGGAGACTGCCGGGGCCTTTTGTGCACCGAATGAGCACCGAGAATTTTGAGAATTTGAAAATTGAGGTCGGAGAAAGTTGGAGTTTGAGCAATGTAAAGAGAGAAAATGAGATGCGTTGAGAGGAAGAAAGAGAAAGAAACAGAAAGATGAATAAAAGTTGTTGTTGATGAGCATCAACGAAAAAAGAGAGGATAAAAAACGCCGAAACCATTGAAAACACAAGGGTTCCGGCGTTTTCGGAGATGGAGCATAAGAGGGAGAACACCGAAAAAACACCGAAAATCACGGGGTGGTTAGAGGAGAGAGCTGGACGGTGTCAAGAACGGTGATCGCGCGGTCCTGCTCGCGAGGATACAGGTGGGAATAGGTGTCCCAAGTCTCCTTGACATTGGAGTGGCCGAGGCGGCGCGCGACCTCCTGGATATTGATGCCATTATTAACGAGCAGGGAGGCGTGAGAGTGCCTGAAATCATGGAGGCGGATCTGCGGGAGTCCTGCGCCGCTCGCATAGGCAAGCTTGTGCCTGCGGACAGTATACGCCACGAGATGCGAAGGACCGCCGCAGACGAGGAAGTCCGGAGAAAAACCGGGCATGCCGCGCTGAAAACGGATGTGCGCCTGCAGCTCCTCGAAAAGGGGGGCGGGGACGCCAATATCGCGGACAGAGGACTCCGTTTTGACAGGCCCCTCCCCATACCGATCGGAATAAGTGCGGCGGATACGGATCAGGCGGGCCGGGAAGTCGATATCCGTCCAGTGAAGGGCGAGGACTTCGCCGGGCCGCATGCCGGTATAAAATGCGACGACGAAAAACATCATGTATTGCCGCTCTTGGATGGGATTTTTTGCAATGGAAACGGCGGCGGCTGCCGATGCGTAAAAACGCTGAAATTGCTCTGCGGTATAGAATTGGAAATCGTGCTGCGGGGCGTCTGGCATGGCCTTGCGTCGGCAGCGGAGCCGCCCGAAGGGAGATGTTGGGATGATGCGGAGTTCGACGGCGCGCGCGAACATGGATTTTGTAATTGCGTAGACCTCGGAGATGGTATTGGGGGCGAGGCCCTTACTGTGCAGGGACGACACCCAATCGGCAACGTGCCGTGGGGTGACGGCGCGCATACGCAGCGGGCCGAAAAATGGGATAGCGTGCGTGCGCAGGCGGGCCTCATGCGTGGCGAGCGAGGATGCACGCACTTCGTTCGATTTGTATTTGAGATACTGCTGGGCAAACTCGGCGACGGTGAGGCGGTCATCGGCGGTGGGGGCGGGGGCTTTGATCTCGGCATTGAGCTGGCGTTCCGTCTCGGCGGCCTCGGCCTTGCCGTAGACGATGCGCTCGACCCGGCGGTAGGCTCCGGTGTCGGGATCGGTATAATTGACGCGAACGCGATAGCCCTGCAGGCCGTCGCGCTTTTTTTGTATTTTTGTGATCGGCATAGCAGACTCTCCTTGAGGAATCAGCTGCGGAACCAGCCGACGTGGGGGTCGCACAGGTCGAAGGCCAGTAAAAAGGCAAGGACGGCGACCAGAACAAGGCAGATAATGCCGAGGGCGTAGCAGATGTGGGAGCGGTAACGGGCGAGGCGCGCGAGTGCGGCGATGCGGGCGTCCTTTTCGGCGAGGAGGGCATCGCTGGGCTGCGCAGCGGGGGCGGCTTCGGGCGGCGGGAGCAGGTCGGGGAGGACGTCGGACAGCGGGACCTCGGCAGCGGAGACGAGGTCGACGACTGTCTGCAGGCCAGGATTTTCGGTGCAGCCGGAGAGGATGCGGGAGATCGTGCTGACGGGGACGCCGGAGCGCTCCGCCCACGCGGTGAGGGTGAGGCCGGACTTTTGTTTAACGGCATTGAGCCGGTCGCAGATCTGGGGCATATGGTGTCGCCTCCTGACGATTGCAGTTTTGGGTGCGGATTTTTGCAAAAAGCGGGTGCAGTTCCCGGTTTCGGCCATGGTTTCCCGCGGCGGGGCGTGGTACGATGCGGGTGCAAAGGGGGCGCGACGGATGGAGCGATGGATCAAGTACCGGTTTGTGCGGGAGTACCGGCGGATGCGGCCGGACGGGAGAAAGCGCGTGGAGCGAGCCAGAGATGAGTTGAGGCTGGCCGCCTGTGGGGGACGGCCAGCCTCGGAGGAGAAGATCGTGCGAGAGTTTTTGCGGCTGCCGCCGGAGGGGCGGCGAGAGGTGCTGGACGTGCTGGAGATGTGTGTGCATCAGGGATTGCAATGCCCGCACGGCGAATAACCGGCGGCGCGGGCCTCGTCTGCAGTCTCAAAATAAACACGATTCCAATTTTCCGGAAGATAGCTACAGTCTAAACGGTGGAATTTCCCGGTTTCAGAGTTGCCGATATATGAGGCAGAGTTGATTTCGAGCCATTCCTCAACAGCATCTTGGCCGGTAAGTTTTTTCTTATAGCCCCGGAGCTGACGCTCAAGCTCGTCGACCTGATCCTGCATATAACGCATGCCATCGACATAGCCGGAGTTATAACCTGCAGTACGGCCGCTTTTCCGTCCGGCCGTTTCTCCAGCGTCATAGCCGCGCTTATACGCGGGTGCGGCTCCCTCGTTTTTCCCCTCGACATAGCCGGAGGCATGGCCGGAATCAAAGCCACGCTGGTAAACGGAGCTATCCGGCTCGGCGGTGGCGAGGACGATGATGAGCACGACGGACAGGATCAGGGAAAGGGCCGTGACAATGTTTTGCACAATGCGGCGGCGCTTTGCAGCGGGGGATGGATAATCAGGCATAAGCAACACTCCTTCCAGAGATTGCCACGTCGCTTCGCTCCTCGCAATGACAGGGCGGGAGGTGCACCAGAGCCCTTGAGCAACTGAATGGCTGCGTACCGGGCGGTCGCTGACCGCCGCTACCGATGGTGCCTGCAGGCCGGTGCGGCGCGCGGGTGCGGAGCCGGGAGGGGCATGCCCGGCCCCTACAGGGAGCGGACGTGGCTGACATTTACAGTATACCATAAAGCGGAAGGGGATATCAAGCGGCACATTGCACAAATAGCAGAGTGTAAAATGCACAAAAATGCTAGAATGCGGGGGGAGGGGCAACCCTTACGACGGACAAGGAGGAAACAAGATGGACATTTTGGCAGAGGTGATCGGGGAGCTGGCGTACCTGACGGAGGCGGAGCTTTACAGTTTGCTGCAGTTTCTTCGGGCGCTGCGGCGCAATTCGCGTTTGGAATATGAAAACGATGCGCTATAATATGGGCAGGGGCGCAGGGTAGTAAGCGTTTATCGATCCTTTCTTTCGTTTTCAGTGCACAAAAATCTCCTTTCTTTTTGCAAAACAGGGCAGTCACCGTTAGCAGACCGGTGGCTGCTTTGTTTTTTGGTTACGGCAACACCGCGCGATACGGCTGCGGCCTTCGCCGGAGCTTTTCCGCCGGGCCATCGGTTCGGGAAGCTTGACGTACACAAAGTACGCCTGCGCTCCCCGAATCTCGGCCAGACAAAAAATCTCTCGCCGAATGCTCTTGCAGCATCGCGCGGTGCTGCCGCTTTTGCGTTGGAAGATATAGACAGAGCAAAAGCCCGCAGCGGGTGCTGCGGGCTTTGCGCTATTTGCCGGGGTCGTCGGCGCGGCGGGCAAGGATCTCCTCCATGAAGTCGGCCAGCTTGGGCCAGAACTCCGGCGGGAGGTCGGCCAGGGCGAGCAGGAAGTCCCGGCGAAGGTCGCCCGGCGGGGCCTCCGACAGGCTGCGCGCGAGGTCGAGGATCTCCTGCCGGAGGGTCCGCTGGACGTACATCTCGCCCTGCCCCTCCCGCAGCCAGAGCTCCGAGACGCCGTAGACCCGACAAATGTCGAGGATCGTCCGATCCGAGGGCTGCCTTGCGCCGGTGCAAAGAGACCCGGCGAGGGACCGGCTGATATGGATGCGCTCGCCGAATTCAGCCTGAGTCAGGCCGGAGGTTTTAAGGATAAGAGAAATGCGCTCATTGATTGGTTCGGCCATGGGTTCACCTCCTCCTAGGGACAGAATAGCACACAGAGTGGAAATAGTCAATAAAAATATGCCACAATGTAGCGAAAACATATTGACAAAAACGCAGCGGGATGATATGATGACACTGCGAGGCACGAAAGTGCCACAAAGTAGCACAAGAAAAGAAAGGAGGAGAGGGAATGCCGAAAGTCAGAATCACCTACATCATGAGCAGCTACAAGGAGGTCGCCGAGACCTGCATTGATCTGCATGTTACGGAGGCCGTAGCGGAGAGCCTGTACAAGTACCAGGGCGAAAGCCCGTATGTGAGCTACGCCGGGCGGCGGAGAGAGATCGCGAAGCTGCTGAAAACGCTGGCGGAGCTGCAGGGCTACAAGGATGCGGAGTTCGAGATGGCGGAGCTGCTGGAGAACGAGTAAGGAGGAAGCGGAAATGGCTGAAAACAGAAGGCACCAATACAGCTACATCGACGGGAACGGCCGGGCGGTATTTGTGAGCGAGTGGATCAAGCGGCCGAGATGGCGGAAGAAGCCCCGGCACAAGGGCCGGGGAAAGACTTACGGACAGGCGCGCGGATGAGCGCCGGAAAGGAGAAAAGCAATGAACAACGAAAAGAAGATCGAGATCCCGGCGATGCCGGAGAAATACCGGCTGATGCTGGGAATGCTGCCGGAGGAACCGGCGGGAAGCAAAGAGCAGCAGAGCGTGAGATGGAAGCTGCGGTCGGTGATCCTCAATGCCTACAGCGCGGAGCTGAGGGGCAAGGACGTGGGCGGCGGCGTTGCGATCCTGGCGCTGCTCACCGGGATGCTGCGAGAAGAATCCAAAAAGCGGGAGGACGAAAAGCCCGAGCAGGACGCGGAGAAGACGCCAGACCCGACCGCGAATCCGGCAGAGGGCATTGACCGCGAGGCCATGCGGAAGTTCCGGGCCAAGGCTGCAGAAGCGGGGAAGTGCAAGGAAGAGCTGCAGGACGCCGAATGCGAATGGTGCAGCCTGATCCCGGAGCTGGTCAACAGCGCCGCCGAGAAGGAGGCATGGACGCGGCTGGTCACGGCCGACGAGCACATGCGCCTCACGCGAATCCAGCTCCGCCGGGCGGCCAAGATCGCGATGGGGTACATCGCGGCGGAGTAAGGGGGGGGTAAGAATGAGCGAGAGCCTGAAGCAGCTGGCGGATAAGCTGCTGACGCTGGCCGGGCAGATGACGGCGGCGGAGATGGCAGCCGTCAAGGGCTGCATCTACGGCATGATCGTCGCCGTAGATAAACGGAATGAGTGAGAGAGCGCGGGGGCCAGAGATTGCCACGTCGGCCTTCGGCCTCCTCGCAATGACAAATATGGAAGAACGGAGGAAAAAAACATGGGGATCGCAATGATCTGCGCGGTCGGCGTATGGTTTGTGCTGGCGGTGCTATCGGATATCATGACGGTGCGGGAGCACAACAGGATGCAGCGGCAGGCCGAGGCGCAGGAGCGCATGTGGCGCAACGCGCGCGACAGGCAGATGAGACACTGGTCGGAGATCGCGCGAAAGCGCGATGAGCTCGACCAGCAGGCGGGAGTCCTGCTGGATTGGGAGGCCGAGCTGGCCCAGAAGGAGGAGCAGCTCCGCGCCCAGCAGCAGATGCTCGAGGAACTGGCAAGGCAGATCGTTACCGGGCAGGACGCCGGGACGACCAACGAGGCCGGAACGCTATGAGGACCGGGCGGGTGCGGGTCCCGCAGGTGCGGAATATCGAAACGGCGCTGCGGCTCTACTATGAGCGGCTGGAGCTGAGTAACAAGGACATAAAGGACCTATTTGAAACGTCGGCCGGGACGGTATACCGGCTCAAGGCGCTCGCAAAGGAGGAGATGGATGCCATGGGCATCCCATGCTGGAACGCCACCCATGTAAACACTGAGGCGGCATACAAGGCGTGGGGCCTCGATATCCAGAAGATGGAGCGAAACTACAAACGGCTGCAGTCCCTTCGGCTCAAGCCGGAGGGCGCGGAGGGCGGCGCGTGATCCGCCCGACCTGAGGGCGCGCAAGGGACGGCCGCGGCGAGAGCACAAGCCGCGGAGGGCAGGCTCGATACCTGCCGCCCTCTCCAAATAGAGGAGGAATGTAGTAGAATGAAGAATTTTGCGAGGCTCGTGAAGAGCACGGAGGCCATGGCGGCGGCGCTCGTCGACGCGGCGTGGTGCAGGAGCTGCCAGTACAACCAGCGGGGGCTCTGCCTCTACTGCCGCAACGACGGAGCGGACGATACGATAACCGAGGTCTGCACGAGGCGGGCAGCCGAGTGGCTGCAGGAGGAAGCGCAATGAACTGGATGAGCAGCGCGGCGCAGATCGAGCAGGCCCGGCTCGACGAACTGAACCGCAAGGCGGAGGCCAGAGCGCAGGCCCGCAGATGCCGGGAGGCGGAGCAGCGGGCGGCCGTGGCCGAGCAGAGGGCAAAACAGGCGCAGCAGGACGCGGACCGCAAGGTTGCGATGCTGGTGCTGGCAACGGCCGCGATGGCCTGCATGATCCTCGGGGTGTGCGTGATGCGCGCCTCGGCGTGGATCGGGGCCGGTCTGCTGGGCGCGGCGGCGCTGCTGGTACGATGGATCCACGCGTCGTGATGGCTACGTGCGTCTGCCGCGCGTGCCGGTATCTCCGGGAGGAGGACGCCGGGCGCGATGCGAAATTTTACCGTTGCGGCGCGACGGGGCGCGTGATCGAGCACGCGCCGCTCTGCGCAAAATGGCCGAGCACGCCGCTGTGGCGCTGCCCGGCCGCGAACATAAGGAAGGAGCTGAACAGCATGGAGAGAAGACACAAGTGGGAGCCCGGCGAGCGGGTGCTGGCGGTGTGCACGGGGACGTGGCACTACGGCGTCGGCGTGATCCGCAGCGGGCCGGACAAGAACAACCGGTACGTCGTGGAGTTTGATCGCGACGGTCTGCGCAGCGGGTGCCGGGTGATCGGGAGGCCGCAGGAAAATGAGCGTATGCGATAAGCGATGCGAGGCCTGCCAGTATCCAGACTGCGTCAATGACGAGATGGATCTGGACGACTACAGGGAGGCCGACGCGAGGGATCGGGCGCTCGGAACGGTGCGCAAGGCAAAGGATCCGCCGCCCGTCGGGGGTGACACGGCCAAAAAGGAGGCGGCGCGCGAGCGGGCGCGGGCGAAGGCGAGGGAATACAATAAGGCCCACAGGGCGGAGCTAAGGGAATACTTCCGAAAATGGCGCGCAGAGCACCCGGGCGCGCAGAAGGAATATTACAGGCAAAATCGGGAGCGCCTGCTGGCGAGAGCGAGGGCCTATAGGGAGGCCCATCGGGAGGAGATCAACGCCGCGGCAAGAGCAAGGTATGCGGCACAAAAGAAATGATGAACGATAAGGAGATAAAAATGGACAAGTATTACATCGTCAGAGGCGACCGAAGTGGCGTGTTCTTCGGTCAGATCGCCGGTCGGAACGGTCAGGAAGTCGAGCTGCGCAATGTGCGCAAGCTCTGGTATTGGGACGGTGCCTGCGCCGTGGAGCAGTTAGCGGTTGACGGAGTGACAGCCCCGGCTAACTGCAAGTTTACGGTGGTCGTGCCGGAGATGACCATCACGGACGCGATTCAGATCGTCCCGTGCAGTGAGAGAGCCGTCAAGGCCCTATCGGGGGTTTGGGTATGGAGACGGTGAGTGCGGCCGCGCGCTTCGCGCAGGCGGCCCCCGGCTACGGCTACGGCTACGGCTCCGGCGACGGCTACGGCTACGGCTACGGCGACGGCTCCGGCGACGGCTACGGCGACGGCTCCGGCGACGGCTACGGCCTCGGCTCCGGCGACGGCTCCGGCTACGGCTCCGGCCTCGGCTCCGGCCTCGGCTCCGGCTTCCGCTCCCGCGACGGAATCTTGTCCTTTTGTGGTCAAAGGGTATACCAAATTGACGACGTTCCGACGCTCGTTGACCACGTACACGGCGGCGTTGCGATGGGACGAATCTTGCGAGAAGACTTAACAACCGAGAGCTGCTACATCGTCAAGCAGGGCAGCCTTTTCGCCCACGGGGAAACGCTCCGTGCGGCAATGGAGGCGCTGCGGGACAAGCTGCTTGAGGATATGCCGGAGGAGGAGAGAATTGCCGAGTTCGTCAAGGCGCACAAGTGGGGCAAGCAATATCCCTCAGCGGACTACTACGAATGGCATCACAGGCTAACCGGCTCCTGCGATATGGGGCGGTCAGAGTTTGCCGCCGCCCACGGCTACAGGCTCACGGACGACGAGCTGCTGACGGTCGAGGAGTTTATCGACTTGACCGAGGGCAGCTACGGCGGGGATATCATTCGCAGGCTGCGGGAGGCCTACAACAAAAAGGGAGGAGAAGCAACGTGAACTTTTGGAGGAGAAAAAAGCGGGAAGAATCTCCCGCGGGAAACATCTGCGCCCATAATGATGAGACTGCGGCTGTTGTTACGATGGAGGACTGCGAAGGATCCGTCGTATCAAATATCCATGGTGTAGCGGTCGCCATGGGCCGCCACGGGAGAGCAACAGCTGGAGGAGAGCGTAGTGTGGCGCTGGCCACGAACTATCAAGGGGTCGCCGAAGCGGTGGAGGAGAATGGCGTAGCCGTGGCTACGGGGGTGTTTGGTGCCGCAAGCGCCGAATGCGTTTACAGCGTGGCTATGGCAACCGCTCCCGGCGGCATGGTAAGGGGCAAGTTCGGCTGCGCCCTGATCGCTGTCGCGCGGATGGACGGGGGCATTCCGAACGTTGCATTCGCCATCGTCGACGGGGTAAGCATCAAAGAAGACACATGGTACACCTGCAAGGGCGGGAAACTCGTGGAGGTGGAGTGATGACGATATACATTGCCGGAGGAATCACCGGCGTCGAAAACTACAAGGCGCGGTTCGCGGCCGCGAAGCGGATGCTGCTGCGGCCGGGAGAGGACCGGCTGATCAGCATGGAGCACTACTACGGTACGCCAAGGGCCGACAAGGTGCTCAACCCGGCGGAGCTCCCGGAGGGATGGCCGGGCAAGGTATACATGGACGTGTGCCTTGCGATGATCCGCGCGGCCGACCTCGTGGCGTTTTTGCCTGGCTGGGAGCAGAGCCGCGGGGCAAGTTTAGAGATGCAGTACTGCCGGTACCAGATCAAGCCGGTGTACAAGATCGAGCAGGCGGAGCTAGAGGTGTGGATGTGCGATGAGGAAGGCTAAAAGCGGAGAGTTCCGCTCCACCGTGTACACCAACCGCCCGCCGTATGCTGACTTTGACGCGCCGCAGAAGTTCGAGGCGATCAAGGGGATCATCGCACGGCGGCTCCGAGAGCATCCCAACGCCATGTGCAGCTACAGCGGCGGGAGCGACAGCGATATTCTGCTGCACCTGATCGAGCAGGTGCGCGAGGTATTTGCCCTGCCGCCGGTCCGGTACTACTTTTTTGAGACCGGGTTGGAGATGACCGCGACAAGGCGGCACGTAAAGAAGCAGGCGGAGCGGTACGGCGTGGAGATCACAACCGTCCGCCCCAAGAAAAACATCGTGCAGGCAACAAGGGAGTACGGCCAGCCGTTTGTTTCCAAAATCATGTCGGCCGGGCTGGAAGGCCTCCAGAAAAAGCAGATCCCGCTGGAGATCCACGATGAGTACAACGCGGCAGAGGATAAGGCCGCGAAGCGCGCAGAGCTCAAGGCCCGGTATCCGGGCTGCGAGCAGACGATCAATTTTGTGTGCTGCTGCAACTCTGCCGGGGAGCCGCGGCCGGACATCCAGCTCGTTATCAACAGCAGCAAGTACATGCTGGACTTTGTGCGGGAGCATCCGATCCCCTTTCAGGTGAGCAACAAGTGCTGCGACATCTGCAAAAAGCAACCGGCGCACGCCGTCGAAAAGCAATATGATATGGTAATCACAGGAGAGCGGAGAGACGAGGGCGGAATGCGCTCCGTGCCGCGCGGAGACGGGAGCGGGAGCATGTGCTTTGCAGAGACGGCAAACGGCAAATTCCGGCTTCGGCCGCTGTATTACGTATCGGACGCGGACAAGGCGTGGTACAAGGAGTACTACGGGCTCAGGTACTCGGACGCCTACGAGGTCTATGGGCTCAAGCGCACCGGGTGCTGCGGCTGCGCGATCTCTGCCCGCGCCGCAGCGGATCTGGAGCTGATCCGGCCGTATGAGCCCAACGTAGTCCGGGCCGCGTGGGCGATCTTTGGCGATAGCTATCGCTATAGGGCGCAATATAACGAGTACAAGCGGCAGCGCATGGAGCAGGAGCGACGCGGAGATTTTGCGGAGCAGGAGCGGATTTTTTAGGAGGTGAGACAGGATGGCGGGGCTTACCCATCTCAGCCTGTTTTCGGGGATCGGCGGGCTTGATCTTGCGGCCGAGTGGGCCGGATTTGCTACCATCGGGCAGTGCGAGATGGCAGATTACCCGACGGCGGTACTAGAAAAGCACTGGCCGGATATCCCGCGCTGGCGGGATATCCGGACCCTGACAAAGGAGGGGTTTTATGAGCGAACCGGAGGTCTGCGAACAGTTGACGTTATATCCGGAGGATTCCCCTGCCAGCCGTTTTCCGTGGCCGGAAAGCAGCGCGGGCAGAAAGACGAGCGGTTTCTGTGGCCTGAGATGTGCCGCGTTATCCGGGAGCTTAAGCCGCATTGCGTCGTCGGTGAGAACGTACCTGGAATCCTCAAAATTGCCGCCCGGGAGGTGGTCGAGGATCTGGAGCGCGCAGGCTACAACACAGTCGTGTTTAATTTTGAAGCTGCGGCTGTCGGCGCTTGGCACCGGAGGGCAAGATGCTTTTTTGTGGGGATCGACGATCTATCCGACGCCGAAGGCCTCGGACAGCAAGGGCTCCGGGCCGCTGGGGAGCCGCGCTGCGGAGCACGATCTGAAGAAGAAAAACCTAAAGGGGTGCGTGCTGTATGCGACGCCATGCCGGGGAGACGCGATCGGGACACGGAGGCGGAAATCACAGGAGCCTGCGGACGTCTCTGGGCAGCTGAACCCGGAGTGGGTAGAGTGGTTGATGGGCTTCCCTGCCGGGTGGAGCGCATTAGAGCCCTCGGCAATGCAGTTGTTCCGCAGCAGGCATACCCGATCTTCCGCGCGCTCGCGGAAGAACTGAACAGGAGGAACGATGATGGATATTAACAAGATTATCGATGATCAGATGGCGGCGTGGGCGAGAAATGACATGATCGGCATGCTGGCCGATGCCGGGCACGCGCTGGTGCAAACCGGCCTGCAGGTCAACGGAGCAAGATACCAGGGCGTGCTGGTAGGGCCGCTGCTGATGAGAGCAGCAGCGGCGCTGGAAGAGTGCTGGAAGCGCGAGGGGGTTATCCAGAATGCAGCAAAGCCGGAAAATCCGGACGACGTGGTGGTCAAAGTCACCGTGCCGGACCGCTGGCCTATGACAGAGGCCGGTCAGCGGTGGGCCGCGCAGGAGTCGGCCGCGCCGGTGGTGCATGGACAGTGGATTATCGGTGTTGATGATGACGACTTTGATGTAAAATGCTCAAGATGTGAATGGACTGATATCTTTGAAGTCGCCGGAATCGCCGCTGTGGAAAGAATCGCTAAAACCATGCATTATTGCCCAAACTGCGGCGCGAAGATGGACGGAGGTGCTGAAAATGGCTGAGTACATTGACAGGGTAGAATACTGCGAAAAGCATTGCCGATGTAGTAATGAGTATTGCGATAGGCAGAGTTGCCCAATCTGGAAAGCACCCGCCGCTGACGTTGCCCCGGTGGTGCATGGCGAATGGGAAGCGGTAGACTGGCGCGAATATGACGCGAGTAGCTGCGAGGTAATTTGTTATCCGAAGGATGGAATTGCTTGCACGCACTGCCGATACGTATTCAAAAAGGATGCGCTCTGGAAGAAAAATTTCTGCCCCAACTGCGGCGCGAAGATGGACGGAGGAAACGGAGGGCAAGAAGGATGACTGATTATATCAGCCGCGAGGCGGCAATCGCTTATATCCGTGAGCAATCGGAAGAATGTCAAAAAGCGTTTGAAGAGCTTGGCGGGGAAAGCGGAATCTACGCAGACGCCTATAACGATTTGGCGGATAACTTTTACAGCATTCCCGCTGCCGACGTTGCGCCGGTGGTGCGCGGCAGCGGGAGCGGCAAGCCCATGGTGGAGTCCGTGCAGCCGCTCACCGCGCAGGCCGCGCCGAAGCCGATGGCCAACGGCGACCGCATCCGGGCCATGACCGACGAGGAGCTGGCGGAGCGCGAAAGACGGGAGAGGTTATACGCGGAAACAAGGCAGATCGCCGATCGCAGGGCATGGGACGAGACGTCGCGGACGATGGCATACAACTGCGGACAGGAGGCCAATGATGGGCAATAGCTATGCGGAGCGGGTGCAGCGGGACCGGCAGCGTTATCTGGATATCGGGCTGGACTCCGGGGCGCAGATCGTGCACGACATGCTGTGCGTGGCGCTGCGGGACAAGCAGGCGATGGGAGACGACGTATGGGGGCGGGAGCGTATCGTGCGTCTGCTGACGAGGCTCAACGAGCTCAAGGAGGAGTTCGGCCCGGCATTTCGGCCGGGGCCGGAGCAGGACTACATGCAGGAGCAGCTGGACGGCGCGCTGCGCGAGATCTTTGGCGAGGCAACGGTGCCGTTTGCCGTGCGGCATCCCTACATCCGGGAGATCGATTACACCAAGAGGAGGTGACGGCATGGCAAAGACGGGAAAGAGCAGCTCGGCCGCAAAGCGGCTGCGCGGCCGGCAGAGGCGGCACAAGCCGCGCCTGTGCCGGTGCTGCGGCCGGGAGATGGAGCCGACGCAGGTATGGATCTGCACTTCGTGCGAGGCGGCGGGGCGGACGATCCCGCGCGCCTGCGGCGTGCAGAGCGGGGCGGAGCTGCTGGCGATCGCCCGCGCGCGAGAGGCGGCCGAGGAGCCGATCCTCGAGGGCTGGGGCCTCGACGAGATCGAGGCGCTGGCGCGGCACCTATGGAATAACGGAGCCAAGGCCTACGGGTCCTACGGCAAGATCCGCGGCTGGTGCGATAACGTCGGATGTCTGCCGCCGCTGCCGGAGGGGCTGTGAGATGGCGAAGTATTTTTTCAGAGAGCCCGTGCCGATGCAGGTGATTCTGCGGGACGGGCGCGTATACGAGGAGCGGGCCTACTGCCCGACGGACGCGCGGCTGGCCGTGGCGGCGCACGGAGAGGCCGGGTGGGAGGACGTGATGGACGCCAAGGTCGCGATCTCCACGGAGGCGATGCGGGCGGCGGGGTATTTGCCGTAGCCGTAAAAAACAAAAAGCCGGGAGCCTCGCAGGAGGCTCCCGGGCGGGTGCTGCGCTCAGCGCCGCAGGGATGCGGGGCCGAGCGGAACGGCCGGAAAGATGACAGCAACCGACACGGGTTTGGTGGTAGGATATTAGGCAAAGTCAGCCCTCCTCGGGGGGATCGGACTCGGCCGGGGCCAGGGCATCCGGGCTGGGCAGCAGGCCGAGGCACTGCTGCAGCATCAGGCGGACATAGAGCGGTGAATCGCGGCGATCGGCCGCCCAGTCCTCGACGGTCCGATAGGGGATGCAAAAGCGCTCCGCCAGCTTGCGGTTGCTGAGACCGGCGGCTTTGGCGATCTCCGGGACGGTGCGGTGCGCAGCGTCCCAGATCATGCCGAGAGCGGCCAGACGGGCATCGGGGATGGGGTCCTCCGGGGCGTCGCCCCAGATCTCGGACAGGGCGAGGTCGGAGATGTAGGCATCGCGGTCGGTATAGGAAAATACCTCCTTGATGCAGGCACGGTACTGGTTGATGGTCATGGTGGTGATCTCCTTCCAATATTATTTTAGTAGATATCGTAGATTCCGCGGACGAGAAACAGATGGGGGATTTGATTGTGGAATGACCATCTTGTACGGCTGTGAATTGTACGCTTAGATCCGCAATATAGCGGGACGAACTGACCGACCTTCCACCATTCGGGGTTTGCATTGATGTACTCCCAATCTATGGAAGGATAGACGTCCGGAACGACGACAACGCCAAACTCATTCTCACGCGCATGCCTGCTTGCATAAGCCTTTGCTTTGCGGGCTGTATCAAAGTAGACGACAGGGCGGCGGAGAATCCGCTCGCGCTCCAATTCGGTCATGTTAACAACCGGGAGGGGGAGCCCCTCGGGGAATACAACGTATTTCTTCATGGCAGTTTGCTCCTTTCAATTTGTGATCCGTTTTTGATTTGACCCTTGGGTCATTTACTGATTGTATTATACCACGCGATGCGTGGTATATCAAGGGGCAGAGAGAAAAAACATGCACAAAAACAAAATTAAAATTTGTGCAGAATGCACAAAATGGACTAAATAAGCGCCAGCCAGAGGCTGCGGCGGGGGCCGATCGGGGGATCGGGCCTCGCCGGAACCGCCGGAAGGGCGACAAACGGGAACCTTGACAGCCGAACACACGGGTAACGCATGCGTGCGATTTTTGAAACACACGCGTGCGTTATACCATATTAAATACGCGCGCACGCGCGTATTTATCGGCTTGCTAAAAGCTTATGTATAGCCCCGCAGTGGCGGGAGAAGGGAGACCAGGGTGAAAATCATGGAGCGGACCTATCGTTGCAAAAACGGAGTAGTAGAAAAGACGCGGTATCACGTCGGCGACAACGCTCGTCCGCGCGGGCGCAAGACGGGCGTGACGACGCCGAGACAGCAGGAGCAGAATTTTAACACGGCAGTCCGCCGCCTGGCACGCCTGCTCAACTGCAACTGCACGGCGGACAAGGGGATGCTCGTGACGCTCCGCTTTGCGGACGAGGGGATCGCCAAGCTGCGCGAGACAGCCGGAGACGATCCCGACAAGCTCCGCGATGCCGCAGAGCATCAGGCGATGCTCTGGCTGCGCCGCCTGCGCCGGAAGGACAAGGGCGTGATCCCGTTTTACACGCTTTCGGCGAGCGATATGGACGGCGACACCGGCGAGCTGGTGCGTCTGCATGTGCATATCTGCATGGAGACGGACGGGAGCCTCAGCTGGGATACGCTGCGGGACAGCTGGACGCTCGGGAGCGTCAACATCCGCAGCCTCCGAGGCCAGGACGACTACAGCCCGATCGCCTACTACATGCTCAAGCAGGTCCGGCGCGTGCCGGATCGCAAAAAATACAAGGTCAGCCGCGGAGCCGCTCTGCCGACGACGGAGGAGCGCGAGGTCGTGCTGTGCACCAAGATGCGCGCGCCAAAGGGCGCGAGAGTGCTGGAGGAGCGCTACGTCGAGGGCGAGGCCGGGGCATATCTGCGCTATGTGCCCCGCAAGCGCGGCAAAAAGCTCGGCGGGCACAAAATGACAGCCCGAGACCTGCTGGGAAGCGGCGAAAATCGAGAAAAAGAAAGTTGACTCGCGGTCCGCGCGGGGGCATGCGCAGGCGCGGACCAAACAAACGCGCGCGCGGATGGGATATCCAGCTTAATACGGGAGGACTCTGCCTGAGCGGCGCTCGGGCGGGGATGGGACCGCTATGCCGCCACGGTATAGCGGATATCGTGCATACAAGGGAGGCGAGGGGATGAGTTTCCGGCGGATGAGCGGGATCCGGCTGCCGTACCGGCGGCAGGGCCTGATCTATTTTACGCTGCTCAGCTACGAGGACATGGGCAAAAAGGGCAAAAAACGGATCGACGCCAAGCTGCTCGAGGCGGCCTACGGCGAGGAGGCCTTCGCCACTGCGCTGCGGGATTGGTGCTGCGGCAGGATGACGGTGCAGGCGGCGGCGATCGCGCACGGCGTCAGCGAGAGCACGCTCTACCGGGCGCGCAAGCGGCTGTATGAGGCATGGTAACGCGGCAAAAAAGTTGACGGCAACTAACACGGCTACCGTGGTATCCTAACGGCAAACAGGGAGGGATGCACATGGGCCGGAAAAAGGCTTACAAGCCCGCAGCGCTTCGGCGCGCAGTGCAGGAATACTTTGCAGCGCTGCGCTACCGGGAGCCGGTATACCGCGAGGAGCCGGTGCTGGACGACGACGGGCAGCCGGAATTTGACCGGTACGGACACCCGGCGACGCGCTTTGTGCGCGTGGTGACGGAGGACGGGACGCCAGCCAGCAGGACGAGCTGGGTCAGCCCGCCGACGATCACGGGGCTGTGCGGGAGGCTGGGAATCAGCCGACAGACGTGGAGCAAGTATCTGGCCGCTGAGGAGACGCACGACATCTGCGACGAGGCCAAGCGGGTGATCGAGACGTACCTGCAGGAGCGGCTCGAGGACAAGAACTCCGCAGCGGGCGCAAAATTTGCGCTGCAGGCAAACTACGATTGGCGCGAGCGGCGAGAGATCAGCACCGACGCGCCGACGAGAGCCGCGATCGCGGGCGGCGAGATGACGATGGACGACAAGCTGGCGCTGCTGCGCGAGATCCAGGGCATGCAGCTGCCGGGGACGGAGGGGACACATGACAGCGACGATACTGTTTGAGCGGCTGCGGCAGCTCAAGCCGATCCCGGCGGAGATCGACGACACGATCCTGCTGGACTGGCTCAACCAAGTGGAGGGACAGATCCTCCACGAGATCTTTTTGCTGGCCTTGAGCGAGATCACGCCGTATTCGGCGACGCCGACCGAGGCGCTGGCAGCGCCGTATCCCTACGACGGGATCTATATGCTCTGGATGGAGGCGCAGGTTGACTTTGCCAACGGCGAGTACGAGCGCTACACCAACACGATGCAGCGGTACAACGTCGCGTGGAACGATCTGGCGCGGCACATTGCCAAGTGCATCCGGCCGGTCTACGGCAGGGCCGTGGAGCAGGGCTATTACCTGAGCGCCTACGGGATCGCCAAGGCGCACGGCTACACCGGCACGGAGGCCGAGTGGCTGGCAAGCCTCAAGGGCGCAGCGGGCGCTCCGGGCAAGGACGGCAAGCCGTTTCACTGGCGCGGGGCGTGGGATGCCTCGACATCATACGCCAAGCTCGACGCCGTGGAGCACAGCGGCAGCTGCTACGTCTGGACAGACGATGCCGACAGCACGGCCGGAGACGAGCCGGGCGTGGACGAGCTCTGGGAGCTGTGCGCGGCCAAGGGATCCAAGGGAGATACAGGCGCGGCAGGTGCGGCGGGACCGCAGGGTCCGCAGGGAGAAAAAGGAGATACCGGGCCGCAGGGTCCGCAGGGTCCGCAGGGGCCGCAGGGGCCGGCCGGAAGCGGCGGCAGTGCGGAGTTGCCGCCGGTGCTGGGGAATCTTGCCGCACAGATAGGGGATGCCGCTGCGGGTACGATCCCTGTTTACGCCGGGGATGAGGCGTGGGAGATCGCAAAGCTCATCACAGAATACAACGAAAATACGCCGCTGAGCGGGTACATCCCGGATACGGTGTGGGTGGCGGCGTATATGGCAGCGCAAAAGGAGCTGCTCAAACTGCTGCCAGATAGCGCGGCAGCAGACGCCGGGAAACTGCTGCAGGTCGGCGCGGACGGCAATGCAGCGTGGGGAGACAAGCTGCCGACGGCGCTGAAAAACCCCAAAGCGCTGACGTTTACGGGCGCGGCGACGGGGACTTACGATGGCTCGGCGGCGCTGACGGTCAACATCCCTTCGGGCGGGTCTTCCGGCTCCGGCGGAGCACTCAAGGCGATGAGCGCGGTAAACGGGTACATCGGCATCCCCGCGACGGAGCTGCCGGAAAACGGCGTAGTGTGGATGTGCATCGCCGACGGGGCGACAAATCAGGAGTACTACTCTGGCACGATCACGATGCAGGGCGGAGCGCTGAGCAGCAACAACATGGTGAGCATATCCTCAAACGGCGTTATCCAGCTCAATCAGGTCGCTCAGGTATCGGGCGGAATTGCCATCTATGGCATGAGCGCGTCGGCCTACACCGGCGTGTATCAGGTGGTCGGCGCGGAGGGCGACTCCGGAGAGAACCTCTCTCTCGGCCTGACCTCCGCCGCCGTCGGCCAGATCGCCAAAATCTCCGCCGTGGATGCAAACGGCGTGCCGACGGCGTGGGAGCCGGTGGATATGCCGAGTGGCGGGGGGAGTAACTGGGTAAAAGTGTACGACGGGAGTAACACCATTGCAGAAGCAGTATCGTCATTTGAGGTGAACTTAAGCAAGAGCGACCCCATGAAAGAATTTCAATTGTGGCTAAAGATCGATCAAAATACGGCAGCAGACTGGGGTGCGAATAAGAAGATTGAAGTGACAGTCAACGGGGAAACAATCGGCTATTTCATGTTTATGCACCGCTTAAACACCCATGTAGAGTTGTTTGTGGAGAGAAGTCTTGAAGCAATGACGGTAGCAAAACGTTTACTGGTTGCTGCGAATCTCAACTATAACCTTGCGGCTCCATTCTGGATGGTCGAACAAGGAATCAAACAAACAAATGACGGCAAATTGTCTATTTCCTTCCCCGCTCCGTATGCTGGAAAAATAACAGCTATAGTTTTTGGACGATACTGAAAGGAGAGCCCCGAATTGAAAAAGTACGTAAATGGCGAATATATCGACTTGACCGAATCGGAGATCGCGGAACTGGAAGAAGCAAAGCTTAGGTTTGAAGCAGCAGAGAAGCATAGACCTCTTACCGTTGGTGAGGTCGGTGCAATGCTTATTAAACAGCAGATCAACACGCTTGCGGTGGATGATCAGACGGCGCTGCGGATGATCGCTTTTTACCCTGCATGGGAGAGCGGCAAGGACTACGCGGCGGGAGACAAGCTGGTATCCGGCGGAAAGCTCTACAAGGTGCTGCAGGCGCACACGTCGCAGGAGACGTGGGTACCGGGCGCAGCGGGCACGGAAAGCCTGTACGCCCGCATCGACGAGGAGCACGACGGGACACAGTACGATCCGATCCCCTATGAGGGCAACATGGCCCTCGAAAACGGCAAGTATTACACGCAGGGCGGCGTGCTGTACCGGTGCACGCGCGATACCGGCAACCCGGTGTATAACACGCTGGCGGAGCTGGTCGGGATTTATGTGGAGGTGGTCACGGCATGATCTACTTTGTACCCGGTATGGAGATTGAGGAGGGGATGCGGTACACCGACGGGATACGGCGGTATATCGCGATCCGGTCCGGGCAGGCGTTGAGCCTGACGGACGAGTACTATTTTGAGGCGCTTTAGCGCCGGAAAGGGAGGCAAAACATGAAGGAACTTAAGAGAGATTTGCTCAGAGCAAAATTCACGCGCGTGATGGTCGAGGAAAACTACAAGTACAACGCGCCGCACAACTTCGAGGTGCGCCGCGTCGAGGATGATGCGCTCGTCTGCAAAATCCATTTCCAGGAGGGGCCTGTGCATGAGTGCGGCTCCAACGGCGTGGGGAACGAGGACCTGATCAACATGGTCGTGGAGCGGCTCGAATGTTTCCAGCGCAGCCCGTATGCATGCCGCGAGAACGAGATCGCCATCACGAAGCTGGAAGAGGCGCTGCTCTGGCTGCGCAAGCGAACGGAGGGCCGCGTGCAGCGCGGCATCGAGGGGACGAGTAAGCTCTAAGGAGGGATAACATGCAGCAGTATCAGTGCCTGCTGGTGGCCAACGAGTGCTACCAGCGCGGGAGGATGATGACGCCGACCAAGATCGTGGTGCACAGCACGGCGGCCAACAACACGAGCATCAGCCGGTACGTGCAGCCCGCGCCGGGGCAGACGGCCGGGCTGATGCAGTATCAGCCGCAGGAGCGCAAGCTGACGGCAGCCGAAACGAAAGCCGTCCTCGGCACAAACCGTTACGGAAATGATTGGAACAGGGAGGGCCTGTACGTCTGCGTGCACGCCTTTCTCGGCAAGCTGGCAGACGGCAGCCTCGCAGTATGTCAGACGCTGCCGTGGCAGATGCGGTGCTGGGGCGTCGGCTCCGGGCGCAAGGGCAGCTATAACGACTGCTCGATCCAGTTTGAGATCTGCGAGGACGACCACAGCGACGCGGCCTACTGCCGTGACACGTTTGAGTTAGCGGCCGAGCTGTGCGCGCACCTGATGCGGGCCTATCCCACGATCACGGAGATCGTGAGCCACAACGAGGCCGGGCAGCGGGGATACGGTTCCGATCACAACGACCCGGACAACTGGTGGCCGCGGCACGGCTACACGATGGGGATGCTGCGGCGGCGCGTGGCGGAGCTGCTGGCGGGCAAGCCGCAGCCCGCGCCGGAGCCTGCGCCGAAGGAGCTCTACCGCATCCGCAAGAGCTGGGGCGACGCAGCCAGCCAGATCGGGGCGTACAGTGATCTCAGCAACGCGATCGCGGCCTGCCCGACGGGCTACAGCGTGTACGGACCCGGCGGCAAGGCGGTGTATTCCGGCGGCACGACGGTCGTGCCGGACAACAAGGTGCAGCCGCCGAAGCAGTACACGGCCGGATACCGGCGCGGCTACGCCGTCCGGGCAAACGGCGGGCTCAACCTGAGGAAAGGGCCGGGCACGCAGTACGCGAGCCTCCGCGTGATGCCGGACGGGAGCAAGTGCAGCTGCTACGGGTATCACACGGGCGAGTGGCTGTACCTTGTGGACGCAGCGGGCGTGACCGGGTACGCTAAGCTCGAGTATCTGGAGAGGCGGTGAGGCGGTGACGCAGGATGAGCTGATCCAAAAGCTGACGGAGACGGAGCAGCGCAGCAAAAGCAACACGCACCGGATTGATGAGCTGGAGCAGGACCAAAAGGCATTGAATAAGCTGGCCACGAGCGTGGCCGTGATGGCGCAGGAGCAGCAGACGATCCGGAGGGACGTGGCCAAGAGCGGCGAGGACATCAAGGCGGTGCGCAAAAGCATCGAGGCACTGCAGGCGGCGCCCGGAAAGCGCTGGGAGAAAGTCGTGGAAAAGATCATCCTCGTGGCAGTCGGCGCGGTCGTCGCGTGGCTGCTGGCGAGAATGGGCATCAAATGAGGAGGACAAGAACATGAGGAACTGGAAAAAGTGGCTCAAGGCCGCCGCGATCCGCGCCGTGAAGACGGTGGCGCAGACGGCCGTGGCGACGATCGGCACGAGCGCCGTGCTCGGCGAGGTCAACTGGGCCGTTGTGGCAAGCGCTTCCGCGCTGGCGGGCGTGCTCAGCCTGCTGACCAGCGTGGCGGGCCTGCCGGAAGAAAAAACCGAATAAGGCAGGAAAGAGAGCGCTCTGCGGGAGACTGCAGGGCGCTCTTTTTGCATGCTTACACGGCAGTGCAAGTTGACGGTAACTAACACGGCTTTTGGGGTAAAATGGCCAAAACCGGTGAGAGGAGGGGACAGCATGGCAGACAGCAGAGACGGCTACGCGGGCAAGATCGGCCACGGCGGACAGCAGTACGTCAAGGCGCCTTTTGCCAAAAAGCCGACGGCGGATCAGAGCCGGATCCACACCGGCACGGACCTGCGCATGACGGCAGGCAAGAAGCTCAGCGGCAACGCGGGCAGCAACAAGTGACGCCCTGAGGGGCAGAAAGGGACAACATGGACTGGTATCAGAAGTTTGGGCTGCCGCAGCCCGAAGATGGCGCAAACGAGCAGGAGGTCGCCGCCCCTGACGCTGACGAGACTCCGGCAGGCGAAAACGGGCAGGAGATCGCCGAACCTGCAGAAACCGAAGAAGCGGAAGATCACGCGGCAGAGACGCAGCCGGACGCGGAGGACGCTCCACAGGGGGAGGCGCAGCAGCCGCAGGACAAGGAGACCCGCCGCCAGCAGGCTGCGGCCCGCAGAGAGCGGGAGCAGCGGGAGGCGATCGACGCCGCACTGGCGTCCGAGCGGGCCAAGTGGGAGAAAGAGGTCTTTGGCAAGGCCGGGATCAAGGATCCGTTTACGGGCAAGACCGTGGAAAACATGGAGGACTGGAGAGCATTCCAGACCGCCACGGCCAACGCCAAGCTGGCAAACGACCTCAAGGCCGGACGGCTGACACCGGAGGGGCTGCAGCAGGCCCTGATGCAGTCGCCGGAGATCCAGCAGATCCTCAGCGGGGCCAAGGAGGCGCAGCAGCGCGCCGAGGCAGCTGAGCAGAGAGCCGGAGCGCAGGAGTTTTCGCAGCGCCGCGACACGGAGCTGGCGGAGATCCGCCGGATGAACCCCGCCATCAAATCGCTGGACGACATCATGGCGATGGAGACCGGCTCGAAATTTGCCGATGCGGTGCGTCGAGGTAACAACTACGTAGACGCATACCGGCTTGCAAACTTTGATGCCCTGCAGCGCGGCCAGCGCGCAGCGGGAGAACAGGCAGCGCGAAACGCTGCGGCCGGGCTGCAGCATCAGCAGCGGACACGGCAGACGACCGGAGACACCCCGGCACCCGTCCCGGCAGGGGTCAAGGCCTTTTACAAGGCACTCAACCCCAATGCGACGGATGCGGAGATCTCCGCACATTACAACAAGACACACAAGGCCGGATAACGGCCGGAAGGAGGACAAATGGCATTTTTACCGCAGAGCTACCGCGACGGTCAGCCTGAGCCGTGGGAATACCTCGAGGCATCCGCCATCGGGGCATGCACCGTCGGCATGGCGCTGACGCTCACGAGCGGCAAGCTTGCAAAGTGCACCGGCGCGACGCGTCCGGACTATATCAGCATGTACGGCGGCACGGTGGCTGCCGGGGACGTGATCCCCTGCATCCGCGTGCACGAGGAGACGATCTTTGAGACGGAGTGGAGCGCGGCCAACACCGGCGCGGCCGTCGGCCAGATGGTGACGATCGACACGACCGGCTCCAAGGCCACGGCGACCACGACAAACGGCGTCTTTGAGGTCGTGGCATTCAAGGGCACGGCGATCGGCGACACGGTCCGCGGCAGATTTATTCGCCCGGGCACGGTGACGAGCACGGGCTAACAAAGATAGGAGGGGAAATATTTGGCAGGTATTATCGTATCTGAGGCCAGCAACACCACAAATGCGCTTTTCGGCGAGCTGCAGTCTCCGCTGCGCATGCTCTTGGAGAGAGAGTATGAGGCGTGGATGAACTCGGAGGAGGCGAAGATCCTCGAGGAGATCTTCGTGGACATTCCGATCACGACGGCCAGCACGGCGCTCGGCGGCCTGACCGGCAGCAACAGCTTTGAGCCGGTCGGCGAGAACGGTGCGTATCCGCAGGGAGGCATCGAGCAGGGTTACTTCAAAACCTTCCGCCCGATCACGTGGAAGGGCAGCTTCTCCATCTCCATGGAGATGATGGAGGACAAGCTCGAAAGCGTGCTCAAGGGTCAGCCGATCCAGTTCCTGGACGACTTCCGCCGGGCCAAGAACAACTTTTTCTGGGGCCTGCTCGGCAACGCGATCCAGAATAAGGACACCGTGAAGGTCGGAGTTGAGACATTTGACCTCACGGCCAAGGACGAGGTCAAGCTGTTTTCGCAGTCCCATAAGATCAAGAAGACGGGCAAGACGCAGAGCAACGCATTCTCCAATGCGTTCTCCGAGGCGAACCTCGGCCTCGTGGCGACGGCCATGCAGAATCTGAAGACCGACAGCGGAGACGTGGGCAACCTCGCGCCGGACACCATCATCATCCCGAACGACGCCAAGGCCAAGGCCGACGTCTTCGGCGTGCTGGGCGCGTACCACGACACGAGCACGGCCGCAGGCAACAAGTACAACTACCAGTTCGGCAACTGGAATGTCATCGTGACGCCGTACCTCGTCCCGTACATGGGCACGAGCGGCTACCCGTGGATCCTCGCCGATCTGGCGTACAACAAGCGCAACCTCGGCGCAGTCAACATCAACCGCAAGCCGCTGACCGTGCGCAGCGAAATCGAAGCGAACGATGCAAATACGTGGAAGGGAAATTCCAGATTTACCGGCGGCTTCTACGACTATCGCGCGTTCGCGGTGGGCGGCGTCGCCTTCGGCAGCACGCTCTCCTGATGGAGCGTAAGTAAGTAAAGAGGGGGCAGGGAAATGGACGACAAGGCGCTGCAGGCTGCGCTGTGGTACAAGCAGCTGTGCGAGACCAACAACGCCGTTTTCCTGCCCCTATTTTTTGACCATCACCGGCACCTGATCCTGATGGGCGGCGGCGGCAGCGGGAAATCGATCTTCGCGGGCCGCAAGGTACTCGAGCGCTGCGCGACGGAGCCTGGGCACCGCATGCTCGTGGTCCGCAAGGTCGCCAAGACGCTGCGCGAGAGCTGCTTTGATCAGCTCAAGGCGCAGGCCATGCAGTACTACGGACCGGCGATCCGGATGATCCCGCGCGGCAAAAGCGGCGACATGTACATCACGTTTACAAACGGGAGCGAGATCCTGTTTGCCGGGCTGGATGACGTGGAAAAGCTCAAATCCATCCACGATATCTCGGGCATCTGGATCGAGGAGGCGAGCGAGCTGCTGGAGGGAGACTTTAATCAGCTGGACATCCGCCTCCGCGGCGAGCGCAAGTATTACAAGCAGATCATCATCTCGTTCAACCCGATCTCCATCACACATTGGCTCAAAAAGCGATTCTTCGACCGCGAGGACGCCCGCGTTGTAACGAGCCGGACGACGTACAAGGACAACCGCTTTCTGCCGGAGGAGGATCGCCTGACGCTGGAGGCATTCCGCGAGACGGACCCGTATTATTATCAGGTATACTGCCTCGGGCAGTGGGGCGTGCTGAGTCAGACGATATTCCGGCGCGATATCCTGATGGATCGGCTGCTGCACTGCAAAAAGCCGATCCGGCGTGGGAGATTTGCATACCGCTACGACGAGACCACGATCACGGACGCAGCGTTTACGGACGCGGAAGACGGCGAGACGCTCGTCTGGGAGGAGCCAAAGGCGGGACACCCTTACGTCATCGGGGCGGACACGGCGGGAGAGGGGTCGGACTGGTTCGTTGCATGCGTCATCGATAACAGCACGGGGCGGCTCGTGGCAAAGTACCGCACGAGGACCGACGAGGATCTGTTTGCCCGTGAGGTATGGTGCCTCGGCATGTGGTACAATCAGGCCCTCGTCGGCATCGAGGCCAACTTTTCGACGCATCCGATCAAGGAGCTTTCCCGGCTGCGGTATCCGCGGCAGTTCGTGCGGCAGGTCGAGGACAGCCTGACGCATGTGGTGCGCGAAGCGCTCGGCTTTAAGACGGACCGTCTGACGCGGCCGGTCATCATCGCAGAGCTGCAGGGGATCATGCGTGAGCATCCGGAGCTGATCGACGATGAGGACTGCCTCAACGAGATGCTGACCTTCGCCCGCAACAGCAAGGGACGGCCGGAGGCGGTCGAGGGCGCGCACGACGACTGCGTGATGGCGCTGGCGATCACCTACTATGTGCGCCAGCAGCAGCGGGCGACCGTAGAGACAAGGCACAAGCGTGCAAAATGGGATAAGGATCAATGGGAGGACTACAGATCGGCCGACGCTACGGAGCGGGCCTATCTGATCAGCAAATGGGGCAACCCATTCTGAAATAGGAGGGAAATATGCTGCAAAATATCCGACAGCTGGCGGGAGAGCCGCCGGAGCTGACCGGCAACGCCGCGGATGACACGGCCGCGCTCAACCGCTGGCACCGCAAACTGATGGCGGGCCTCGAACATCTATTTTGGCAGGTCGAAAACGAAATGGACGCGATCACCGGCGACCGGGCAGCCATGGCGGAGCGAAAGATGCAGGCCGCGAAAAAGCGGCTGGAACGGGGGAGACAGAATGGGTAGACTGCCGGGCATGGCCTATAGCTCCGGGATCACGCGGTCGCAGCAGGTGCAGTTCGGCGGCCTGCGGCACAACCCGAACGCCGGGGACGGCGAAATCTATGACATGGAAAATATGAGCGCGAGGGACTATCCCCTGCTGCGCTCTCGAGATAAGCGGCGGAACGGCGGGGAGCTGGTCGGCGCAACGGAAATGTTTTTCGATAACCACGCCATGTGGTACGTCGATGCGGACGGCTGGCTGTGGTACAAGTGGGCGCTGCTCAACCTCAAGGCAGCATACGTCGGGACGGGAGAGATAAAATTCGTGCGCTTTGGGGACCGCATCGTGCTGATGCCCGCGAAAAAGCTGGTGCAGGCAAAATACACCGTCAAGGGGAAGGCAGACAATCCGGCAGCCCTGCCGACGAGCGCCGAAAAGGGAACGGCATACGTCATCAACACCAATCCAAAAGATCCGCAGAACCCGAAATGGTCGCTGTTTGTATGGACCGGCGACGAGTGGGACAGCAGCATGGGCGCGTGGATCATAAACATGGAGGCGGAGCTGACGGCGACCAAGATCACGATCTCGGACGGGACGATCTACGGAGCCGCCGCCACGGCCAACACGCTGACGATCAATTCCCCGGCATCGGCCGATTTTGCAAAGGCGGGATTCCAGGTCGGGGACGCCGTGGAGATCGACGGCCTGACCACGGAGCCGGGCAACAACAAGATCGCGATCATCCGCGAGATCGGCTCAAAGAGCCTCATCTTTTCGGATTATTGCTTTAAGATCCCGCTGAGCGCCAGCGGCGAGAAGCAGACCTCGTACAGCGAGACGGGGACGATCACGCTGCGGCGAAGCGTGCCGGACATGGACGTGTGCTTTGAGTTTGAAAACAGGCTGTGGGGCGCGGACAAGAAGGAGATCTTTGCCAGCGCGCTCGGCGATCCAACGAACTTTTACGTTTTTGACGGGCTGAGCACGGACAGCTGGTATGTGGAGCTGCAGACCCGCGGCGAGATCACGGGCGGCGTCGGCTGGCATTACCCCACGTTTTTCCGCGAGGGCTATATCCTGCGGATCTACGGGGCGGACGCCACGACATTCCAGACGAGCGAGATCCTCGCACCGGGCGTGGCGCACGGCATGCAGCACAGCCTCGGCGCAGCGGGCGGACTGCTGTTTTACTACTCGCCGCAGGGCATGATGGCCTACGACGGAGATTACCCGCAGGATCTGCAGCAGATTTTTGGGCCGGGTGAGTACAGAGGAGGACTCGCGCAGAGCGACGGAACGGACTATTACATCCAGCTCAAGAAGCCGGGCGCGGCCCCGCAGAGGCTGTACCACTACGACGGGCTGCGCGGCATCTGGACCGTGGAGGACAGCCCCAACATCGACAGCATGGCGCTGACGGAGGGGGCGGAGACGCTGCTGCCGTCCATCATCGCAATGACGACCGGCAAGGCGCTGACGACGCTCAAGGGGCCGGGCGGACCGTGGGCCGAAAACACGGCGGCCGTGGAGAGCTTTGTTGAGTTTGCGGACTTTACGATGGAGTCGCCAAACCGGAAAGCCGTGAGCAAGCTGCTGCTGCGGCTGAGCCTGATGGGCGCGAGCGTGACCGTCAAGATCCAGTACGACAGCAGCGGGACGTGGAAAAGCGTGGCAACGCTGACCGCAGCGGGCAAGCGGAGCTATTACCTGCCGGTCGTGCCGCACCGGTGCGACCATTTCCGGATCCGCATCGAGGCAACGGGCGAGTGGGCGCTGCACAGCTTGGCGATCGAATACTACGCCGGAAGTGCGCTGCATTAAGGAGGCAACATGGACAACGCAAAAAAGACCCTGCACAAGTGGCAGGATAAGCTGGACCGAAACCTGCAGGCCTACGCCGGGGAGCTTGACAAGATGGACGCGCGCGAGGTGCAGTACAAGGGCGGCCACGCGCTGCGGCCGCTCATCGAAAACGGGATCGACGAGCCGACGGACACCCCGCACGTCTGGAACATCACGTCGGAGAACATCGAATCGGAGATCGACAACAGTATGCCGACCGGGAAGGTAACGCCGAGCCGCCAGCAGGACAACCTGCTCGGCAAGATGATCGAGGCCATGCTCCTGGACGAGCTTGACCGGCTGCCAGCGGAGCGCATCAACGACCGCGCAGAGCGCACCTGCAAGGTGCAGGGCGGCGTGCTGTATCTCGTGGAGTGGGACAGCGCGCAGCGGACGCACACGACCGTCGGCGAGAACAGCATCACGGTGCTGCATCCCAAGCGCTACATCCCGCAGGACGGTGTGGAAGAGCCGGAGGACATGGACTACATGTTTCTCCGCATGCCGCAGACCAAGGGCTACGTCAAGCGCCGGTACGGCGTGGACGTCTCGGACGAGACGGAGGAGGACGCCAGCCTGCGCGGCGAGGAGGCCAGCACGGCCGAGGACCTCGTCACGCTGGAGACGGCATACTACCGCAACGAGCACGGCGGCGTCGGACGCATCGTCTGGGTGGGCGACACGGTCTGCGAGGAGCTGGAGGACTGCCAGAGCCGCCGCCTGCGCCGCTGCAAAAAGTGCGGGCAGACAGAGGCGGACTCGGCAAACTGGAAGATGGTCGGCCCGACCGTAAACGGCGAGTACCCGCAGGGGCTGCCGCCGGAGCGGCGGAGAAAGGACGCCTGCGCCTACTGCGGCGCGCGCAGCTGGGAGGAGACGGACGAGGAGGGACGCTGGATGACCATCGCCGACCTGCGCGAGAAGGGCGTCCGCGAGGACGTCCTGAACCGCCTGCAGGGGATGGCTGCACCGGAACCGGCTGCGGCAGAGCCGGACTTTACGCCGGACGGGACAGCAGATGGCGCAGCGGGTAGTTTGACGCCGGAGGCAGAAAACGGCGCAGAGACGATTCTGGGGCCTGAGACGCTGCCTCCGTACAACACGCAGACGCAGGCAGAAACGGAATACTGGGTGCCGTACTACCGCCCGAACATCTACCCCGTCGTGCTGCAGCGGAATGTGACCGCATGGGGAACGTTCCTGGGCGAGAGCGACTGCGACAAGATCCGGGACCAGCAGAACACGGTGAATCACCTGAGCCGGAAGATGATCACGCGCATCTCGAAATGGGGTACGAAGATCGCGATGCCGGACAATCCCGGCCTACGCATGGACGGGCAGGATCAGGAGCTGTGGTACATGCCGCAGTCCGATCTGGCGCAGGTAAAGCAGTTTGATTTTACCGGCGACCTCGAGTGGCCGTATGCGTACCTCAATCACGTCTACGAGGAGAGCCGCCGGATCCTTGGCATCACGGACTCGTTCCAGGGCCGGACGGACACGACGGCGACGTCCGGCAAGGCCAAGGAGTTTTCCGCCGCGCAGGCGGCAGGCCGCATTGAGAGCAAAAAGATCATGAAAAAGGCCGCATGGGCCGAGATCTTCGAGCGGCTCTTCCGCAACAAGCTCGCCTACTGCGAGGAGCGGCGGAAGATGCACGGCAAGAATGAGATGGACACGGAATGGAACTCGTGGGCGTTTCTGGAGTGCGACGAGGCGGGGGAGCTGTACTGGAACGATCAGTTCCGCTTCAGCTGCGACAACGCGTCCGGGCTTGCCGCAAACCGCGAGGCCATGTGGCAGGAGATCACGCAGCACCTGCAGAGCGGCGCTTACGGCAACCCGAGTGAGCCGCAGACGCTGATCCGATACTGGTCGCAAATGGAAATGCAAAATTACCCCGGCGCGGGGACGATCAAAAAGCTGCTCGAGGAGCAGGCTGCGCAGCAGCAGGCGCAGGCGATGGCCATGCAGTCGCAGCAGGCCATGCAGAAGCAGATGGGAATGCAGCAGGGCATGCAGTAAGGAGGGGCCATGCAGTACGGATATAACAAGGATACGGACTACAAAAAGCTGATGGACGACGCGGCATCGAAGGGCAACTATGCGCAGGCCGCGATCTATGAGCAGATGCGCAATGAGAAGATCGCGGGCGAGGGCCTGAACCAGTGGGCGCAGACGAACCAGTACGCAAATTACCTGCAGGGAGCCGGAGCAAACACCGGATGGAAGAACCCATACCAGGAGGAGCTGGACGCTGCGATCAAGCGCCTGCAGGAAAACAGCGGCGGGGCCTACAAATGGGACCCCGAAAACGACACGGCCATGCAGGAGTACCGCAAGACCTACCTGCGCGAGGGTGACCGGACGATGCGCGACACGCTGGGGGCCTACGCCAAGCAGACGGGCGGCCTTGCCTCCACGCAGGCCATTGCGGCGGCCAGTCAGGCGGCCGACAACTACAAGGCGCAGCTGGCCGACAAGGTACCCGAGCTGGAGCAGCAGGCATACAACCGCTGGTACAACGAAAAGCAGACGGCCCGGCAGGATCAGTACAATTACCTATCGGCCCTCATGAACGCGGGCAGCGCCGCGCAGAGCGACTACAGCCTGCGCATCAATGAGGCGCTCAACCGCTGGCAGCAGCTCGGATATGCGGACGATCAGGTGTCGAGCGTGCTGGGCGTGGGCGTGGGGACGCCGACGACGGACCAGAGCTACCAGAACTGGCAGAAGATGCAGTCGCAGCAGGACGCCGACTGGCAGCGCGAGCAGTGGAGATACCAGCAGGAGCTGGACAAGTACACCCAGAACGAGCAGCAGCGCCAGAACGCCTATAACCTCGCCATGACGATGCTGCAGCTGGGCCAGATGCCGAGCGCGGAGATGCTGGCACAGGCCGGGATCAGCGGCGAGGACGCGAAGCGCATCCTCGCGGGCGTGCAGGCGCAGAGCGGCGGGTACAGCGGCGGCTCCGGCGGAAGATCCGGCGGCGGCTCGTACAGCTCCGGAAGCGGGGGCAGGAGCGGATCGGGAAGCGGGGGCGGGACAACGGGAGGCACAGACGGGAATACGCCGACGATTGCAGACAGCAGCCAGCTCAGCGCGCTGGGGCAGCAGTATTACCGGGACATCGTAAGCTCGTCGAGATATCCGCGCAGCGCAGAGGATCAGTACGCGGCGATGGAATCGATCTTTAACCGGATCACGCAGGACTATAACGCCGGGCATCTGACGCTGGCGGAGAAAAACTATCTCGCCTCGCTTTGGGGCGTGAACTAAGGAGGAGCCTATGCCGAGGGACGCAATGGCCGAATGGCTGGCGAAACGGAATGCAGAGAAAGCTGCACAGCGCGCGACCCCGGGACACGGGGCCGTGCGTCAGGCACAGATCAAGGTTGATCAGATCCTGGAGCAGGCGAAGAAAACGACAACGGCGCTGACCGGGGTAAAGACGGGGAAAACGGAAAAGTCCTCTACGCCGGTGCGGCAGGAGGAGGGGCGCGACGCAATGGCCGAATGGCTCGCGGCGCGCAAAGAGTCCAAAGTGCAGCAGATCGCGGAACAGGGGAAGTACGCTGTGCGAAATGTGGGGTCGCTGTACAAGGCTGCGACCGGCATGTGGGGCGAGCTGCGAAAGGCGAACGAATGGCAGGGGCTGGGCGTGGATGCCGGGATCCGTCAGGGGTATCAGGCACGCGTGCCGGTGCGGGGCGGCAGCCAGCTGCAGCAGCAGGCGGAGAACGCTTTGCAGATGGACAAGACAGGGCCGTACCGCCAGAGGCTGACGAGAGTCCGCGGGGAATCGCTTGAAAAGCTGTTCACGGACAGCCTGGACCAGAACCAGACGGCGGAGCAGCACGGCCAGACCATCCGGCAGGAGCTGCAGGAGCTGCGTACTGCCGGGGAAAGCGGAACGGACGCTGCGGCCGCGAAGGAAAAGTGGGACGACGTGGCCAGCCGCCTGTATTATCTGGCATACAGCCAGAGCATGAGCGCAGACGAGTACAACAAGCTCGTGAGCGAGGTGTATGACGCCTACGACGCATACCGCAGCGGGGTCAAGGGCCGGAGCTTCGGCCAGCGCGAGCAGAAGTGGACGGATGCGCTGCGCGGGCCGGTGATGGGTGACGAAAACTACACCGCAGCGGGCAAGGCGCAGCAGGATGCCATGCTCTCCGCAGCGGGAGGCATCCCGGAGGATCGAAACACCTTTGGCTATGAGCTGCGCTACAACCAGAGCACGACGCGCGAGAACATCCAGTACAAGAGCGTCGACCAGCTGCTTGACGCAGCGGGCAAGCATGTGGATCCGCAGGCGGACGTGACGAGCCAGTCGCAGGGCGCGGCAACGGATGCCGCGATCTTTGGATACCTCGCCAACGTGGCCATGACGCAGGAGCAGTATGACCAGTACATGCAGGTGCTCGACCGATACGCCAAAAACGCTCCGGCGACACGGGCCGTCAGCGGCTACGGGACGAGCGACGTGGTCAGCCAGCTGGAGACGTACCGCCAGCAACGAGAGGCCAACGGCCTGCGCGCAAACGAACAGGCTGCGGAGGATGCGCTCAACAGCTACCCCGAGATGTCGGCGGGTTCCTTCCTCGACCAGGTGGCGAGCGGCTCGGAGCGGGCGCGCGACAACCTGTTCCAGAAGTACCCGGCCGGACTGGAGCAGCTGCTCGTCCGCGGAGGAGGCTACGCCGGGAAGGCGCTGGGCAGCCTGCTCAACGGCTTCGGAGCGTTTGAAAACGATCTGGGCGATTACTTCGCCGAGGGCGGCGAGGAAAACATCAACTACCAGAACCCGGAATGGCAGGAGGCCAAATATCAGGATTGGGTGCGCGGACGCGAGACGTCCGACCTGCTGCAGAACGGCGGCAAATTTGAGCGATGGGCGGCAGAGCAGATCTCCGGCCTGACGACGGCCGCGCTGGAAATGGCGGCCGCCTCCACAATTGCCGGAGCGGCGACGGGGACGATGGCTAATTTTGCGGGTGGTAGCCGACAGGTATCACCGCTTGTGACGAACGCCGCGACGAAGGCCGAGAAGTTTGCGCAGATGGCCAAGCAGGGAAGCAACATCGTGACGAGCAGCTTCGCGGCGATCAACTCCTACGGCGAGGCAGAGAGCAACGGGGATGCGAGAGGCGAGCAGTTTATCCGCTTCGCCGCGGGCGGTCTGCTGGAATACGGAACAAACATGTTCTTCGGCGGAAACCCGCTGATCGACGCCGGGGACACCGGAAAGGTGACGGAGCTTGTCTACAAGATGACCAACAACGAGACGATCCGAAAGATCGTTTCATCCGCGGCATTTGATCGCATCGGAGAGGGCCTCGAAGAGGTGGCCTCTGCGATCGGTTCGGCCGCGCTGGACTATGCGCTGACCGGCGAGGCAGACCTGAGCTGGGACGAGCTGCGCGATGAGTTTATCTCCGGCTTCGCCCTGGCGATGATCCTGAGCATCGGACCGGACACGGCCGAAGTGCTGGCCAAAAACGACTACGAGGGCAACGCTAAGCGCATCACGATGTTCGACGCGGCGGCGCAGAGCGACCGCGGAGAGCTGAACCTCCAGATGGAAAAGTACGCCGTCGAGTTTTTGGCGGGCGACGAGGATCTGATGCTCGCCAACGGCTGGGACCATGTGCAGCGCAGCGCAGCCAAGAAGAGCTGGGCGCAGGCCGTGAACGAGTACAACACGGTGTATCGGAATCTCGTGGATGCCGAGGCATACTGGGCCAAGACCGGAGAGGGGAAGGCATACCGGGGGGCGGACGCCGAACGCGTGATCGCGGATGCGAGAGGGAGCATCGAAGGCGTAGACGCCAAGACCTTCTCGGCGGAGACGCTGGAGGAAAATGTGCGGCAGATCCGGCAGGCATGGGACAGTGCAGAGGAGAATGCGGCGAATTTTGCGATGAACGGCCGCATGGATGCAGAGATCGCGAAAATGGCCCGGACGGCCGAAAGCTATCTAGACAAGGCCGTGCAGGATGGTACCATGGACGCCATGACGGCCCTGAACCTCCGCAACGAACTGAGCATGATCAACGAGGGCGCGACGGCGAACCTGCAGGCGTATCTCAACGCGAGATACGGAGAGGGGACGCCGAAGGCCGAGACACGGCAGGAGCCCGTGCAGGAGGCTGCGCAGGGCGTCAACACAATCCGCGCGGAAGCGGAGAACAACGCCGCCGTGAATGCGGCAGAAACCGGAGGAATCGACAATGGCAGAACGGAGATTTTTGATGGAGGCAGCCAACGGGATGCAGGTCTGGGTACCGGAGAGCAGACTGGAGGCATGGCAGCAGGAGCAGCAGCGGCAGAAGCAGAGCGGCGGAACACTTACGCCGGAGCAGGAGAAAATGGTCCGGCAAATCGTCGAGCGAATCTACGGCCCGAAGACGCAGCAAGAGCGGAACGGCTGAACCGTTACGCCAGCCTGCAGAGCGACACCAGCCTTGCGCAGCTCGTGCGGGGCGGCTCTGACGCCGTGACGCTGGCCGTGATCCCGGAGAGCATGCATGACGACGGGATGAGGGCGGCAAAGCAGGCCGGGGCGAAGCTCGGCGTGGACGTCGTCTTTGTGCGCGGATCGATGGCCATGCAGCGGGGAGACCAGCTGATGCGCATCAATGGCGTGTATGACGCGGCGGCAAAGCGCGCCGTCGTCAGCGCGACGGATATCCAGTATGACGGCGGGCAGCTGGCGCAGCATGAGCTTTTCCACGTCCGGGCAAACAAAGACCCGGCCCTCGTGCAGCAGGCGCTGCAAAAGGTCCGGGAGACGTTCGGCGAGGAAGCATTTGAGCAGGTGGCGCGCGAGTATGTGCAGAGCTACAGCGGGGCCTACCAGAGCATGGAGAACGTTTACGAGGAGGTCCTCGCAGACGCCTACGCCGGCATGAACCGGTTCCGCGCGGGCGCGACGCAGTTCACGGAGGCTGTGCAGAGCGAAGTGCAGCAGAGCGAGCGGGCGTCCGAACCGGCGCAGACCTCGCAGGAGACGCGGGGGAGCCCATCTGAAAACGCCGAAGAACAGAACAGGAGACCAGAAAAAGGGAAGACTTTCTGGGAGAAAATGCGGTCGTGGAAGGAAGGCGGCGAGCCGGATGCAGACATAGAGCCGAGCCGAACGCTGCAGCAGGCAGGGCTTAATGAGCCGATCAGCCTGAACAGCATGTTAGGCAAGGCAGATGGCAAGAGCCAGACAATGCGAGAAGCGATCTACGACAACCTGAAATACCTGCAGGATGACTTGATCCGGCCTATGGCCGTAGGCAGAAAGGGGGACACGCTTTATTGCGTAGTCCCGGCACGGACCTCCATGGACATGCCGCGCGTCGTAGAAATGCGAAAAACAAACGCCGGGTACGAGGTGGAAAAGGTAAGCAGCCTGTCGAACGCAGCGATCATCAAAACGCTTGAGGGGAGCGACCTGCTGAGCGCGAATGTGCAGGCGCTGGACCATGCTATCCAAGATTTTGGATACCAGACAAAAGCCAACGCGCAACTGTGGGTGAGACCGGAGAAAGCGAAAAACGGCGTGCCATTCGCGGACATTTTCGAAGCGCGAGACGCGAGGGACTTTGAAGCTAAGTTTTCGCTTGCCGGGCAGAAGGCAAGGACGGCAAACTCGCAGACGCTGCAGATTGCCGAGCAGATGGAGCAGGAGGGCGCGAGCCGCGAAGAGATTTGGCAGGAAACCGGATGGACGCGCAGCATGGACGGCCAGAGCTGGCGCTTTGAGATCGATAACAGCGAGGCGGAATACCGCGGCGGCGGAGATGCACAGTTCCGGGAGGATCATGCCGACTATGCGGAATATCAGAACCTGCTGCAGAAGATGTTCGAGGGAACGATCAGCGAAAGCGAAATGCAGCGCATGGAGCAGTTGGATGATATCTGGAGCGGAGAGTATGCGAGGCTGCGCGAGCGGGTAGAAAGCGGGAACGCGACGCTTGCGGACGTACTGCAGCATGAATCGCTCTATGAGGCGTACCCGGAGCTGCGGGACGTCAAGGTCCGGCTGGAGAGCGACACAGGAAGCAAGAACGGAAGCTATGACCCGAGCACCAACACCATCACGATCTCCGAGGACAAGCCGGGAGACAGCGCGAAAGTCGGGACCATGCTGCACGAGATCCAGCACGCGATCCAGCAGATCGAGGGCTGGGAGAGCGGAGCCAGCCCGGAATACTGGGCGGCACGCGAGTATGAGAGCGGCGACACGGCAAGCGACCGCGCGCAGGAGCTTTACAGCAGGATCCTCAACAGCCTCGACAAGGCAGACCAGAATAAGGTGATCCGATACAACGAGCTGGACCGCGAGATGGAGGCGACGTTTACGGCAGACCCGGAAAGCGAGGCAGGGAAGCGGTACGCGAAATACGAGGCGGAGCAGGACAAGCTGTATGAGGAGCTCTACAAAAACGAGTGGTTCCGGCGGTTGCTTGACCTCCAGCGGAAGATGGAGAACCCGCAGTCCGCGTATTACGAGATGTACCTCAACACGGCGGGAGAGATCGAGGCGCGCAATGTGTCCGAGCGATACCGCATGGCGCAGGAGGAGCGAAGAAAAACCGCGCCGAAGGGCGCGGATGAAAACACGCTGTTCCGTGGGGCAGGAGGCATCTCTGCAGAGATCAACGAGCAGTACAAGAGTGACCTGGAGAGATGGGACCGGGGAGGCCGCAACGGGAACGAGCGGCTAATATTAGGAACGACAGGCCCCGTTTTGCAGAATCTGGGAGCAGAGGACGGAAACATCTACCTGAACGGGTGGAAGATATCCAAGATCATGCGAACCCATAAGGAGATGAGCCTGCAGACCATTGAGGCGCTCCCGCAGGTGCTGGAAAACCCCGCAATCGTGTTGGCGAGCCGAGCGGTAGACACAGAAAACGCAAACACCCGGCTCGTCATGTTCGGCGATGTCCGGGTAGAGAATGGGAAAGCCGTGCAGGTCGTGCTGGACTTGCTTCCGACGGAAGGCGGATACAGGTTTGAGGGGATGCAGAAGGTAAACAGTGCATACACGAAGGATGGGGGCAGACTCTCGTTGGAGGACAGCGATGTGTTGTACACAGACGCAAAAAGAGCCGCCCAGGTGCTTCGGTCGCTGGGCTACCGAAG